TCTGAAGCGCTCAAATTATCTTTATTTGTCTTCTCTACTTCTAATCGGTAGCGCTCGGCTATTTCGAGTTTTGTGCTCTCCAGTTCGAGCTCTGCTAGTGAAATATCATATTGAGTTTGTGAAATAAGCTGACCTTGTAGTTGCTTATCAAGGCGCTGTTTTTCAATATCAAACTGATCTTGAATAAATTGCAACTGGCTTTTGTTGTATTCATCAAGCTCTTTGCCTTTTGGCTTTTTCCCTTCCCCTTCACTAGGCGAAATTTCACCAAGCATAGCAGGAGCTTGAGCTTGCTGCTCTTCAAAGCTGAGCTGCCTTTGTCTAAAGGCAGCTTCAGACTGCAATCGCTGCGCCTGAGGCGCTAAAGCCATAGCCTCGCTTCTCTTCACATAGATTGGGCCACCTGGGGCCTGTTGCGAACGAATCGGGCCAAGCTCTTGAAGCTGTCTGAGTTCTTTTTCACTTACGGGCACAAGGCGATCCCCGCCTGGCTGCTGAGCGCCCCCGCGTCCAGCGATTGCCCCGATTGTCTGATAAGCCGATTGCGCTTGCTGTTCGGCCGCGCGAGCCTCAGTCTGCGACATCGAGCGAATAGCCTGCGCTGCACCCATCGCCTTTGCTTTGGTGTCAGCCAACGCCTGATTCATTGCCAGGAATTTTTCAATGAGCATGCTGATGCCCACAACAACCAAGCCGACACCAGTTGTCGCGAAGAAAGTACGTAATGTGATGCCAGCAGTGCGAATTGAAGCGGCAGTGGTTTGAGCCGTGGCACCTGTTGCAGCCATCATTCCCCTGAATGCCGATAGAGTTGTAGTTCCAGATGCCACCCGTGCATTAAAAATTACAAGTTGCAATGCAGTGGAAGTCCATAGTCCACGCATCACGCCGAGCGCGATATTAATTGGAAGGGCAATCGCGTAAAGTTTCGCTAAATAGCCGACAATTGGATTGCCAGCAATTTGTAAGAACACCTTGCTAACGTCAAGAGCCGCTTTTGCGAGCTGCCCCAGTTGCACAATAAAAGTGGAGACATTTTGACCAATGCCATCAAAAGCAGGGCGTAGTCGTTCAAGTTCTTGAGCAATGGCAAATCCACCAGCAGTCTTAGCTGCAGTGCCAGTAAAAAATGCATTAAGCCCATCAGTAAGTTGCTTAATACCATTTGTCATCGGAACAACAACGCTATTCAAGAATCCCACTGCAACTGGCTCAAATGCCTCATAGAAAAGAGTCATCGAGTTTTGCATGCGATTCATTACGCCTTGAAACGTAAGAGCAGCCCCTTCAGCGCCGGGACCAAATTCCTTATTCATTACGACAGTCACATTCTTTAGCAATGCAACCATCGCTTCTCCTTTATAGGCGCCATCTTCCAATGCAGCAGAGAAATCTTGAATGGCTTTTGGCCCCTTGAATCCTGCGGCTTCTGCAAACAATGCCATCGCGCCAGGCAGTACGTCACCTAACTGCCCCTTAAGCTCTTCGCTCATTACTTGTCCTTTGCTTGCCATCTGAGCAAATGCATAATTCACGCGATCAACTTTATCTGCGCTCATTCCAAAAGTGGCTGCAGCTTTTGTGATGCCAGTGAACAAATCTCTGATTTCATCGCCACTAAAACCAGCAGGAGCCATAGAGGCATATAGCTTGGTGAAGCCATCACGCGCTGACTGTAAGGGTACGTTGTATCTCTCCATAAGCCCAAGAAGAAGCTCATTAGAAGCTCGTGCTTCTTCTGCAGAAGGCGTCACTGCATTCAATGTATTTCTAAAACTTTGTAGTTGACCAACTGCTGCACCCACTTGTGCTGGAAGGTTTTGAATGAATGCAAGCAATTTATAAGCTTGACCAAACAAGATCACTTGTTTAGTTGCAAAGCCAAATTCCTCTCCAAGCTCTCTAATCGCTCCAGTGCCAGGCAGGCTTGGCACGTTGCCCAAAGCGCGACCAAAGCCACCGAAGCCGCCAAGACCGCCAAAGCCACCAATTCCTCCACCGGGCGGTTGAATACCACCTCCGGCCATCGACGGCTGAGGGACAATAGCCCCTCCGGCTGCGTAAGGAACAATGGCACTAGTGGGGCGCGCTCCACGATAAGCGTAGCTATAAGGCGAAGGAGTGCGACCAGTACCCCCTCCCATCACGTCCATACCACGCAATGCAGAACGCATGCGGGCTTCGCGCTCACGGCGAGCCATCATTTCTGCGCGCGTTTCGCCGCCAATTGCGCCTGTCGAATAAATGCTAGGGGCGCGTCCAACGCCGGCAGGAAGCAAACCGGCAATACGACTAGCGCCAAGCAAGGGCTGTTGTGATGCCGCAAGACCAATGCGAACGCTTCTGATTTGTTGCTTAACAGAATCAACAAAAGCATATGCAGCGCTTCGCATAATGCGCTGCATTTCATCGCTTAATCCAGTGGGAAGATATTTTTGGCTGCCAAATGCAGTGCCAGGTAATGCGGACGGAATAGCTCCAGGAGGCAGTGCTCTTCCACTGGAAGACGGACCAATTGGAATATTGCGAGGTGGTACTGTTGCGGGAAAATTAACTCCAGGCAATGCACGGCGCTGAGCAGCTTCAGCCCTAAGAGCAGCAGGATCAATGCCCGCCATGCGAAACATGCCGCGAGCAATGGTATCAAGCACTTTCATGCGTGCCCGCATTAGCCCTTCTACTGCATCGAAAGCTTTGTCCATGGAGGACAACATTCCTTGCTGGAAGCCTTCGCCTACATTTTGACCAATCTTCTTAAATTCGCGAGAAGGCGATGCAATACCAAGAACGCTTTTAACTGTCTTGATTAAAGTTTCTCCAAGATAAGCAGCCGCCGCCCGAAGTTTCTCGTCTTCGCTGTTTAGCCCGTTTAATAATCCGCGTACACTATCTGCACCAACTTCTTCCAATGCAGCTACAGTAGCGGCTTTATTCTTTAATGCTTCCCTGTTATATGCAGCAAGCCCTGCTTTTGCCGCTGCTCGGTAAAGTTTTTCTACATCTTTAGAGCCAAGACCGCCTTCGGTCGGCTTTCCAAGTAAAACGCCAAGACCAAGCTGCCGATTGATGCCAGATTGAGCAGCTTTACGGGATGTGGCAAGTTCCCCTAAAGCCTTTGCAAGCTTGGCTGCATTGTCGACTTCAGCTTTTAAATTAGTATTAACATTGAGGGTGTAATTTCTTCGCCTAATATTTGCGCCTAAAGCGTTAAGTTCATTTTGCACACTGCGCCTATCAAATTGAACTTGCAGTTTTAATGGAGTGCCAGCAGCGGCCTGCCCAAGCCCCGTTAATTGTTGTCTAAAAAATGCCAGGTCAAGACTTACCTTAAGCTGAAGTTCGGCGTCTTGAGCTGCCATCTTGCTTTCTAATCACAGTCCCTTCATTCTATAATCATTGCTCTTGATTACGCCCAGAAAAAGCCTTTAAATCATCGGCCAGTAATGCAATCACCCTTCCGTCCATCCTTCTGCTCTTCATCAAACGCTGAAGAACAATCAGGCTCGCATCAGTAACGCCGCTATCTTTTTGAAGAGATTTTGTGTCAAATGGCAAGAAATCTTCAGGCTTCACTTTAGACTTGCGTCCTGCCACCATGCCAGCAGCCATTGTGCCAAGCTTTGCAATAGCAACGCTTTGCACATTGTATTTTGCAATGTCGTGCTTATCAAGGTATTTCAATGCACGCTTGACATCAGACAATGGCTGCCGACCAAATTGATCAGCATGCCAGCGCCTATCATTAAAATCCGATGCAGAAAGTCGGAAATAAATCTCGTTCCAATTGGTTAGATTTTTAAGCTGGTTACGCGCTCGCGCTTCCAGCATTTCTGCTACTGAGGAGAATTCCTCTTCGTCGCTTTTTTTGCCGCCACTGCCTCCTGCGTCTCAGCGTTTTGCTCTTCAGCAATAAACTCCACCACCTTTGCAATGGCTTTACGAGGAAGATTTTTAGTGTCTTCCAGTTCCCAATCAGCAAGATCTTGCCATTCGCCATCAATCAAACCCTGCCCGCGAGAGCGGATGAATGCAGTAACCATGCGAGCGTTAGTGCTTTCCACTGAAGAGCCGCTAGTAATCATACTGAGAGTTTCTTCTGTGTATTCAGAAAGAAGCTCGGCTTCAGTGATGGAACCACCACCGCCCTGAAGCAAACCAAATGCCTCGTCAAGGGGAATGTCTTTTGCCAAAGCAATTTTCTTGGCGAGTTGCACGGCGCGAATGGTTGCCTGACTTTGCAGCTTGCTAATTTCTTCTTGCTCAATAGCTTCCGCAACAAGCCAGCCGCCATATTTCTTCATGCGGATTTCGGGAAGAAGCTCAAAGTAATCTTCGGCTTTAGTCTGCAGAAGGAAGCTGTATTTGCTCATGATCAAGAACAGTTAACAATGCATTGAAGACCTTCACTCTTTCGCTGCTAGAGCGAAATTCCTTGGGCACCTCAACAAGCAATGAATGATTTTCGTTGCTTATTCTAATGGTCTCTTCTCGGCAGGAAATAAGACACAAGATGCCTGCTTCCAATGAGGCGCCATCAAGCGTATTGTTGATGGCATGAACAGTGTTGTCCTTGCTCCATAGATAGTCAATATTCATTTGTTTAGAGCCGTGCGTATTCGCGATCTTAGCTCCTTGCTTACATTGCTTCCGTCAAACAAATCACGCTGTTGAAACACATCTGTCCACTGCCTTGGCGCCAAATTAGTAGAAAGCCCTTCGTGAACATACCACGCGTACCCTCGGCCTGAACTATTTTTTGCGTCCCAGTCCCATGAAGCAGTAACATCTGTGCTGCCTTGCGTAATCTTAAAACTATCCCTACCGCTTCGGTACAAATCTCCTAGGTCGAAAATATTGCGAGGATCTCTTGCTAGTTCACCGCTTTTGCGCTCTGTTTCTCCAGGATAAGACCATTTATCCTCTATAAACTGATCACGGAAGTAATCATTTACATCAAAGCGAGCCCACGTATCAAAAGCTTTTGCAAGCTTTGCTTCCAATTTTTTTGCATTAATAATTGTACCGCCAACAATAATTGCGCTCATGATGCAATCAGAGAGCGAAGAATAAGATCGGGAATTAAAAAGCGACA